CATGAACATCATTGTTTACTCAAGAAACAAGTGCCCTAACTGCGACTCAGCTAAGCGCCTGCTCGAGACAAAGGGCTTGCCATACACCGAAATTAAACTTGAGGATGAGGACGACATCAAATTGTTTTACGAGAAGTGTGGTGCAGGTGTTCGCCAGATGCCACAGATATTTATTGATGAACAAAGGGTAGGTGGACTGCTTGGCTTGCAGGCGGCGCTACAGCAACTACAAGGGGATAAGCATGTCTGACCTTAACATTTGGGAAAAAGCCATGGGCTGGCGCAAAAGACAGATGGTCGAGGCGCAGGTAGACAACGAGATCACACGCAAGATTCGCAACGACACCATTGAAGAAATCGCCAAAGAGATTGAAAAAATGACTGTGTTTGGCAAAGACACCATTAGCGGTTTTACAATAGTCATTAGGAATTTGAAAACTTAAGTATGTTAGACAAGCAACCACTGCACAAGCTCAAATTGTGCGCAAAGTGTGAAGAAAAGCGCCCACCAGAAGGCGGTGTAGAGATGTCCCCACGCAGGTGGATATGTCAGTCATGTTGGCACAAGAGGGATCGCAAATGAATCCAGAAGACAGAGCAGAGTCAATCAGGGAGAAGTCACCCCTCTACGGCGCGGCTTACGGTGAAAGGGTATACCTCGAAGAGTTTCGCAAGTCCCTGAAGGCTTTGCTCATGAAAGATGCGCTGGCAATGGGGATCGAGGCGGCAAACGCTCAGGAGAGAGAAGCCTACGCTGACCCACAGTACAAAGCGTTACTGAAAGGACTGGCTGTTGCAACCGAGAACGAGATCACGCTTAAATGGCAGATTGAGGCTGACCGCTTGGACATCGAGATATGGCGAACCAGACAGGCTAACGAGCGCATGCAAGTGAAAGCCCACGAATGAAGTGTCCAGAATGCGGGGCATGGACAATCGTTAAAGACACCAGAACCCAGTCAGATAACACCAAACGCAGGAGAATTGAATGCGCCAATATGCACAGGTTTTCCACACTGGAGACAATCATTGTTCCAAAAGCACAAGTACATAAGAAGCAAAAAGCTACTCCAGCTAGTAAGTGAACTTGACTGCCAGATGTGCGGAAGAGGAGGTGGTTGCCAAGCCGCTCACACAAATTGGGGTGGGGGAAAAGGTAGGGGCGTGAAAGCTGACGACAACCTTGTTGCGGCGCTGTGTCAAATGTGCCACCACGAAATTGATCAGGGTGCTAAACTATCGCGACAGGAACGCCAAGAAATGTGGCAATCCGCACACGATAAGACTGTCTCATCGCTTGTGGACTCGGGTAGATGGCCTCCAGATGTACCCATACCAAAAGGATAACTTTATGACTACCGAATTAGGAAAACCGAATCAAGAAAAGAAACCGAAGAGGGGTGGGCCACAATTAGGCTCAGGAAGGCCCAAATTCGTGCCTACAGACGCAGAGAGACAGCTAGTGGCTACCCTATCAGGGAGAGGCTTGCCGCAAGACCAGATAGCGATCCTAGTGCGGACTGGCATTCACATCGATACGCTTAGAACGCACTTCCAGAGAGAGTTGATTGGTGGCAAGGCAAACGCTAACTCTAAGATTGGTGGAGCGCTCTTTACTAAGGCGCTTGAAGGCGACACGACTGCAATGATTTGGTGGACAAAGAGCCAGATGCGTTGGGCTGAGACACAGAAGGTCGAACACTCAGGGGTAGATGGTGCGCCTATTGCGATTGCCGCAGTAGACCTAAAGAACCTGAACGACCAAGAACTTGAGCAGATGCAACAACTCTTGGAAAAGACCTCATCATGACCCCTGAACAACTACCACCAATGCCAGAGCCTGATGGCGCTGGGTACACAACAGAGCAGATGTACAGCTACGCCATGCACTGCATCAAGGATGCCATGCAGAAGGTAGCGCCTCTCATGTCAGATGCTTTGGAGAGCAGTGCTGAGAAGGGCGCAAAGATTGAGCGGAGTGCTTGCGCAATGCTGTGCTCTGAACTTGCTTTGCAGTGGAGAGCTATGGGCAAGATGGAGGGAACTAACCGAGAGAGGGTAGTAAGCTCGATAGAGGTTGCACTGCTACTGGAGTCCGCGATCAGGAACAGGGGCGAGTGAGGTGAACGCTCCTATGTCACCAGCGGTGATGCTGGAGTTGGTCACTAAGGAGAAGCTCAGGCGCAAAGCGTCAGCGAGTCTGTATGAGTTTGTGAAGCAGAGTTGGCATGTGGTGGAGCCCGGTATTCCGTTCGTCCCAAGCTGGCACATCGAACAAATCTGCGAACACCTCGAAGCCGTCAGCGCTGGCGAGATCACGCGCCTTCTGATCAACATTCCCCCTCGGCACTCCAAGTCGACCATTGTCTCGGTGATGTGGCCCATGTGGGAGTGGCTCACCACGCCACAGCAGAAGTTTCTCTGCGCCAGCTACTCAGGCAACCTGTCAATCAGGGACAACTTGAAGGCTCGTCGCCTGATCCAGTCCCCTTGGTATCAAGACCGCTGGGGGCACATGTTCGAGCTTGCTGGCGACCAGAACGCTAAGCAGAGGTTCGAGAACGACAAGACTGGTTACCGATTAGCCACCTCTGTTGGTGGTACAGCTACTGGTGAGGGTGGCTCACGCCTGATCCTTGACGACCCCCATGGTGCTCAGGACGCGCAGTCTGATGCCATGCGAGAGTCAGCCCTTGAGTGGTTTGACATGGTCTGGTCTACACGACTGAACAACCCTAAGTCAGATGCCATGGTCACCATCATGCAACGCCTGCACGAGAGGGACATCTCTGGTCACATCATCGAAGACATCAAGGGATGGGAGCACATCTGTATCCCTGCTGAGTGGGATGGGATCAAGCGCAAGACCATCTTAGGCAACTATGACCCACGCACGAAGATGGGCGAGTTGATCTGCCCTGAGCGCTTTGGTGAGGCTGAGGTGACTAAGCTCAAGCAGTTGCTAGGCGTGTACGGAACCAGTGGACAGCTACAGCAGAACCCAAGCCCTATCGAGGGTGGTATCTTGAAGACCAAGCACTTCCAGTTGTGGCCTGCTGACTCTGGCCTCCCACAGTTCGAGTACATCCTGCAAAGCTATGACACCGCATTTACGGAGAAGACTACAGGCGACCCCACAGCGTGCACGGTCTACGCTGTTTTCACCCAGAAGGGTGTACGCAATGTGATGCTGGTCGACGCATGGGATGAGCACCTGAGCTACCCTGACCTGCGGGCACGAGTCATCAAGGACTGGAGCACAGAGTATGGCGATGGTGGCAAGACCAAGGACAACCCTTATGCTAGGTCTAGAAAGCCTGACAGGATCATTGTTGAGGCTAAGGCTAGTGGGCAGTCATTATTGCAAGATTTGCGCTTGGCTAAAGTACCAGCCATTGGCTATAATCCCTCAAACGCTGACAAGGTATCCCGTGCGCACCAAGCCGCTCCGACACTAGAGCTTGGTATTTTGTGGATTCCAGAGTCGCGCAAGAATCGTGGTCACCCTGTAAGTTGGGCACAAGCATTCATGAAACAGCTTGAGAAGTTCCCTGTCGCTGAGCATGACGACTATGTCGACACATTCACGCAGGCAATTATCTATCTCAAGAATGATGGATGGTTTGAGCTACCGCAGGCTAAGGATCATGACGAGCCGAAACTGAAACAACGAGAGCGCGTGAACCCTTACGCCGCTTGATGGAGCGCACATGGAGCTATTTGCTTGGAACGCAGTCATGACAGTCCTTTTGGCGCTGTTAGGCTGGGCAGTCAAGTCTAAGGACGCAGAGCTTGCGGCAACCAAAGAAGAGTTGTCGAGGGTGACTATCCTGATCAACCGCACACGCGAAGAGGTTGCAAAAGAGTATGTGACCAAGAATGACCTGCACTTAGACATCAATCGAGTTCTAGACAGGCTTGACCGACTAGACAACAAGTTGGATACTTTCATCAAGGAGCACCGTAATGGCTAGTAAGAAACCTATTTGGGACAAAGCAAGACCTAAGTCTTTAGGTGAGAGCAAGTCCATGTCTCCTGCCAAAGTCGCATCAGCTAAGAGAATGGCTGAGAGCGCAGGCAGACCTTACCCTAACATGGTGGACAACATCAGGGCGGCTAAGAAGAAATGAAAAAGTCTGAGATGGACTGCAACAGTCCCAAGCGTACACCTGACCACCCAAAGAAGTCACACATTGTGAAGGCTTGCTTTGATGGCAAAGAGAAGGTGATCCGCTTTGGTGAGCAGGGCGCTAAGACAGCAGGTAAACCAAAGGCAGGCGAGTCTGAGGCTACGACTGCCAAGCGTGATAGCTTTAAGGCTAGGCACGCAAAGAACATCGCCAAGGGCAAAGAGTCTGCGGCGTATTGGGCTAACAAAGTCAAGTGGTGATATATGGCTGAACAAGACCGCGCTTCGTTTGGGGTATTCCCACAGTTAAGACGCAACCGTACAAGGCAAGACCCAGAGGCGGCAAAGAACATGCCTCTGGACTTCCTGCGTGGTCGAGTAGCTGGCACGCTTGGACTGGCTGGCGACATCGAAGGCTTAGGTC